GTTGTTGCATCTGTAGGTACAGGTGCTGGAGGTTCTATGTTCAAAGTAACCTTCCCAGACAAGTGGTTCGTATTCCCTTACACTTTGGTTTCTCAATCAGGTGCATTGGCTCGAATCATGGAGCAGCCTAAGCCTGCAGCTGGGGGCTATGAGTACATCTTGAAAGTTGTATCTCCTGATGTGTCTGCAATTGCAAGTACTGATCTCGACGACGGCGCATTGTGGGGTATGCTTTTTGCTAACGTAGGAGTTGACTTCTCTCGTGGTAATGCTTCTAACTGGAGTGCACCCGGGTTGGTTCGATCTAAGATTGGTACCGTACGTAAGTCTTACCACTTCTCTGGTAATGCTAAGGACTACGTTGCTGAGTTTAATCTCCCAACTAAAGAGGGTTCTACCACTAAGTTGTGGATGGACTACGAAGAGTACCGTCACATGCTCAAGTTTAAGGAAGAGTGTGAGATGTACTACTGGTACGGTCAAAAGACTTACGACGCTGACGGCTCAAACAGAATGTTGGACGAGAACGGCCAGCCAGTTATTTCTGGTCCTGGTTTGTTCGAGCAGATTATCAACAAAGACACTTACTCTTCTTTGACTCAAAAGAAGATTGAGGACGTTATTGGTGACTTGTTCTACGGCATGACTGACGCTACTGATAAGCAGGTTACTTTGTACACTGGTATTGGTGGAGCACGTGAGTTTGATAAGGCACTGAAAAATTACTACGGCGATAGCAATAACTCTTATCTCCAAACTACTGAATCTAAGTTCATCACTGGAAGTGGACGTAGCTTGGGTATTACCGGTTACTTCAATTCTTATGACCACGTTGATGGCCACAGAGTGAACGTAGTAAAAGTTCCATTATTTGACCATGGCCCAGTTGCTCAAGCTTCTACTAAGCACCCAGATACTGGATTGCCATTGGAATCTTACAGAATGACCTTCGTTGATCAGTCATCTTATGACGGAGAAAACAACCTCCAAATGATTAATAAGAAGGGTCGTGAAATGTTGCGTTGGGCTGTTGCTGGTTCAGTTGTCCCTAAGGGATTTGCTGAGTCTGACACTCGCGCAAGTGATATAGACGGTGCGTCTGTACACATGTTGAAAACAGCAGGTATCTTGCTTCGCCGCTTTGATACTTCGCTTGATCTGCAGTGTGTGGCATCGTAATTTGTGTTTGGTTTGCATAGGGGGGACTGCCAACGGGTTGGTCCCCCCACTTACCAATAAACCCATTAAGTTATTCTTCTTAACAAAAGAACAGCTTAGTTATTCTTTCTAAACTTAAAAGAACAATCAAACCATGCGAAAAATATACATACGCAGAAAAGAAGTCCTGAATCACTTACCCAAAGAAGTACGTGCAGGCGCAAAAATTAGTATTGGGAGTATCTATGTCGGAAGACAACCTCTACGAGGTGTAGAAGGAGAAGAAGCTCATAAGCTTTTATCCGGTATATTAGACGTCCCTCCCGGACATGCAGACTGGCCAAAACAAGAAAAAGACTTTTGGGCTAGTATGACTGTAAAGATTCCATTTGAAGGAATGGAGCTTGATATCAGTACTGACGAAGATGGTAATCCTACTAACGTGATGGATTACATTATTTATAAGTGGTGCATGAAGCATAGACAAGTAGCTGAGTCTGAAGCTCAAATGAAATCAGACGCAACAAAAAAATTCTATGTCTATGACCCACAAAAAGATTTACTCAAACTCAATGTTCAAGTAAAGCTTAGAAAAGAAGCAGATAAGGAGTTTATCAAAATAAGCTCTGATCCTGATAAGATGCGTAGATTGCTTCGTGTATTGTCCAAAGGATCTCGACCAGAGAAACTTACTGATATGGAAGTTGAGAACCAATTGTACAACCTTAAAAACGAAAAGGCTGGCCAGTTCCTAAAACTTAGTACAGACAAACACCTTGATGTACGCGCTGAGCTTGAACAAATGCTTGAACTCGGTGTGCTTCGAGCCATTGGTAATCAAATTATCTACGGAGATGAAACTATTGGGGAGAACATTACCGATACTATTGTATATTTCAACAACAAAAAGAACTCGGGGCAAGTAAACGCCATGCGAGCACAACTTAAAGAACTTAAATGACAATAGAAGAGATGCATATTGCTGTCAACCTGGGGGTGCAAAAGATTGCATCTTTCCAGGTTGACAATCTCTTACCACAAGAGATTGATCACGAGCTTAATAATTCAATGAATCGATTTATTAAGCAGCGCTATAGCCCTATGGGCAATAAATACCGAAGAGGATTTGAACAATCTCAAAAAAGAATTGATGATCTGCGAGCACTAGTAGTAGACAGCAGAACTAAATGTTTCTATGTTGGGGAATCTCTTACTGGCTATAAAATTGATAGAGCACCACTTCCTATGGACTATATGTTCTTAGTTAATGCTGTTGCTGATAACTATCAGGCTTGTAACAATGTTATTGAGTGGAAATTTGATGAAGATCAAACTTTTAAATACAAGCAGTGGGATATCAGAATGACTCCCCCTCCCGGAGCTGAAGGATATAAGCTTGGGCAGCTAAAGTTTGGGGATGCAGTTTTAATTGCATCTGTAGAGTCAGATGGTACAATCATTGGAGAGGGCTTAACAAGAAGGCACCTTGCAAATTGGTACAACTTTATACAAGCTCCTGGAACACCTCCCGCACAAGAAAGTAATAGTAGTGGTGAGCAGTCTGGGTTTGATTCTGACTTTTTAGAACAAGTAGTTGTAGTAGACTCTGATCCTTATTGGAGAAAAAATGTAACAACTAATAGTGCGGGGCTTGGTTCACAAGATGATGAAAATACGGGACAAGAATCATTTGACCTGTTTATGCTTCAAGGGTCAGAGAGAACCCCAACTATGCACTCTAACTTAGTAAAAATACTAATTAAGAGCGCTGCAATCCAGACTGCAACTAACAGTTCTACTCCCGCGATGACCGCCGTCTGGTACAATCCTACAGACCAAACATCTGTAACTCAAACTATTCCGTGTGGGACACCCTCGCAGCTAGAATCTATCGACGATGCAGGAAAAACCAACAGGTCAATAAAATTTAGAGCATATGATAAAGATGCTACTGTCCCAGGAGTAAGAAGTAGAGACCGAATGTGGTTTGCACAACATGACGACTTGTATGCAATGTTCTCTGATCCATTCAATACGACGTCTTACGACAAGATTAAATACACAATACAAGAAAACTTTATTGACGTACATAGTGACGAAACTTTTTTCACTACATTTGTTGATGTTAAATATATTAGGCACCCTAAGTTTATGAACAAAGGTTTAGGCATAGGGTGTGAGTTGCCAGAACACACTCATCAAGAGATCGTGGAACTGGCAATACAAAGCATACTAGAGGCCATTTCGGACCCGAGGTATAACTCACAATCTAGGGAAGTCCTAGAGAGTGAATAAATATGATGTTTAATCCCAAAAAAAAATAAATTAAGATGGGAACTAATCTTTCACAGGTATTCGTTTCAGACGCACTAACAGCCCTGAGCGGTACTACTTTTAATACTTCCGGCGATACTGCCGATGATGTAGGTATATGGAAATTGGATGCAACTGCAGGTTACTTGGCTACAGCATTGTTTCAAGCAAATATTGACACTGATGCTGAAGCAGGCGACGACACCACTGGTTTGACTGCAATTAACAACCCTTTGTGGTTGGTAAACGATATTCAAATCGTACAGAGAGCTGCTCCTCATTTCATTGCATCTCCATTGATCAACACTCGCAATATCAAGAGCATTAAGTACCAAAACCACACTGGATCTACGATGCATGCTGGCACCGTTACTTTTGCTGCTGATGATGCTAACGATGACTGCAATGTAAAAATCATTGTGCGTTCAATTCCAACTGACTACTTGAACTTCGGTAATGAGAACACTGCAATTGCAGACTTCTCTAACGAAGGCTACCGCTTTCCAATAAGTGTTAGCCGAGCAGGACAGTTGTTGAACATTGGTGCAAAAGGAGCATCTGCTGACGCTGCAGGTGCTAACTTAGTAGCTAACATTGAAGGTAACGCTACATTAAACGCTATGTTGAATGTTTCTAACTCTAGTGGAACAGTAACATTGACTGCACGTCACCCAGGCTTTATCTTTGACTTGTACGCATACAACAACACTGACTCTACTGAGCCCGCTGCATCTAGCGGCACTGCAAAGTTCGATGCAGGTGTTGGTAATGACTGGCAGGTAGTTGGTGATGAAATGCGTTGCAGAAGCCGTTACGGTAACTTCAACAGAATGTACTTCCCACAAAATCAGACTACGTATGGACAAAATGGTTCTGCGTATGATAAGATTGTTGTTGAGTACGCACACAACTGGCCATCATCTACAGGTATTGCACCTGCTGGTGATTTGAACCAAGCTGTGATTTACTGCACAAATGCTGGAACAGATCCAAGCACCACCAGTAGTGAATTCGGAACCTTGTTTGGATTCACAGCTGGAACCGACATCGAGTACCGTTGGTAATAAGACTGTTTAATAGAATAGGGGCAGGAATTGGCCTGTCCCTATTTTTTAATTTTTAATCACATGGCATCAGCAGAAGACGTACGGATCTTAAACGTATCCACAAATTGTAAAACTGTAACCGGGAGAATAGAGAACGGGCACATTGATATGTTTGGGAGTGCTATTTCAAGTGTTGATACTATTCTTAAGGTATATGTGTACGACCAAAGTAATACAGTTAAAATATACCTATCAGGAAGTGACCTAGACACTACAACAGAGGCTGGAGTTTTAACATTTACCGCAACATCAACTACTCAGTTTACAGGAGTCATATCAGTAGAGCTACATGATGCTACTACCCTCAACGATGATATAGATGCAGACGGAGTAAAGAATGAAAATGCGGCAGATACTACGCTGATGGAAACAGTGTACACGGTAGCTCCTTGTAAAATAAACTGCTGCATTGCTAAGCTTGTTGATGCAGCAATAGAATGTCACTGCAAGTGTGACAAGTGTAAAGAAGACTTGCTACGAGCAGAAAAAGTACTTCTAATGTTGCAAGGCGCAACTTTTGCTGCAGAACAGGAAAGTAACTACGATCATGCAGTAAACATGTATAACAAAGCAAATACTCTATGTACTGAGGTTTGCGCATGTGGATGCTAATGTCTGTAAGAAGTTACACCAACAACCAAGAAATTGTCGACAAGATTAAGGCACTAAGAACGTGCATAACTCGTCGTCACCATGCCCTCTATAAAAAAATCCATGGAGGGCTAGAATGTTCTACTATTGAGAACATAAAGCTAACCCTTATTGCATACCTCCTGATAGACTATCAAAAGAATGGGGAGGATGACAATGCAAAGGACTGCCTGCAGGCCACAAACTCTGATAGAAAAGGTTGGAAAATACTTAACGTATTCCTAGACTTTGTATCAAGAGAATGCAGAGACTGCTTTCCAACAGAAACTGCTTATACTTTGGGAGATGGCGGAATAATCGCGACAGACCCAGATATTAACTTTATTACCACATCTTCAGGAGACCAGCTTACTGATCAAGGTGGAAATCCCATTATAACAACATAAGAAAATGGCTAACGTAACCCTAGACGATTTATCAGCTACACTGCTTGCAGACGTAACTAGTGCGCACTATCTGCTTATAGATAATGCTACCACTACAACTAAAGTGTCTGCATTGTCAGGTCTGATACAATCTATTTCAACATTAGGATCAGCCGGTGCTTCTGTGGTTAAAAGCCACACCCTTGGAGTGCTCTATCAAAGAGACATTGTGGGCAGCACTGGCATTACTGTGGCGCAGAACACAAACGATCTTACTCTGTCTGTAACTCAAGCGGACATTAATATTAATAACCTTGCTGGAATATCAAGCTTTGATCTGAGCGGGGCGGACAATACGTCTTCCCTGTTTCTTGCAAGGGTAAACCTAGCATCCGACGTTACAGGTAGTCTCCCGATTGCAAATGGGGGAACCGGACTAACAAGTCTTACAGCTAACTCAGTATTGATTGGGGGAGCTAGCATCACAAGTGCGGTTCTTGATGCAGACAGAGAAATACTTGTAGGAACCTCTAGTGGTCCTGAGATGAAAACTTTGACTGCGGGCTCTAGTATTGCTATTACACAGAATAACTCTGCAAACACTCTCACAATAGGATTTACAAAAGGTAATTTTGTAGAAGTAAATGATGACGTAACTCTCGGAGACACGACAGTGGGAGCGCTGACTGTTGGATCTATTACTCCCACTAATAGAGGTGCCGTTACGCAAGCAACGTCTATGGCAACTGCTGTAACAGTAAATGCCCCAGCAGGAATTATTCAACTATTCACAGGAGCAATTACAGCAGACACTAATACACAATTTACCGTTAATAATACTAGTGTCGCAGCGACGTCTACTGTACTTTTGAGCAAAGAGTTTCAAAGCAACACTGCTGCAGATAACGGAGTGCACATAAGCGTTGCTTCTGTATCTGACGATAGCTTTATAGTAAATATTACTCACACTGGAAACCAAGGTGCAGGATCAGTTGCAAGAAAAATTCATTTCCTAATAATAGGATAATAATAACCAATCAAACCATACACAATGTTTAATCAAGTAAAAATGAAGGTGGCAGATGCTATCGAATTGTACAAAGGACTGGAAGCAGTTAAACAACACAAAGGCGCACGATTCGCAGTAATTGTAGCCAAGAATGTAAAAGAACTGGAACAGGTTCTAAGTAAGTACGAGGAGACAGCAAAACCGTCAGATGAATTCCTTAAAATTTCTGGAGAAGCACACAGACTTGCAGAAGCAGAAGATGAAGAAGGAATAAAAAAACTAGAAGAAGAGCATGCAGATTTAATTGAGGAGCGTAAGACACAACTTGCACAACTCGAAGCAACAATGCAAAACGAGATCAACGTTGATCTGCACTCTATCAAAGAAACTCAACTCCCTGAAGATGTAACCCCAGAACAAATTGTTCCAATACTACCGATACTAGTATGAGATCTAAACAGGACATAAGAAAGTTTTTGCTTGACAAGCCCGGGTACCTTAAAAAAGGTGCCTGGGTTTTAGCACGTAAACTGGAGTGCTCTGTGAAAGATTGTCAAGAAGTGTTGAAGGAGCTAAGGAACACAAATACATCAGAGAATAGACTTGATAGAGAAGACCTAGTTAAGACTTCTAGTCTGCAGAAATTCC